TTACATTAACCGCTTCTGTGCCTGTATCAACAACTTGTACTGTATCATCTAATGCGATGAATGTAGGTACATTGTTGAAAAAGTTTGCAACACTAATTTTTTTGTTTACAGGGTTGCCACTTGGGTCATCAATTACATGAAGTAAATCTTCAGATGCAATTCCGTTACCTAAGTCTGTTAGTGCAGTGATTTTTTTATCTGCCATTTTCTTTCTCCTAAGTTAATTTAATCCCTCAACTCAATGCGGTATTTACTGCCGCATTATCGTCTTGCGAGGGTACTGTTTTGTCGGGACTCGACTCACCTAATAGGTTTAGAAACACATCACACTGTTGAATCGCACCAGATAGTGCATTCCCCTGTGCTTGTAACTGCACCTTCATTTTATCAAGATTTGTCAGTTGACTAGTAACTTTTTCTAAGTCAGTTTGCAAATCCGTTTTCTTCAGTTCAATTTCGCTGACACTAAGTGTCTTTACATTCTTTGACATCATATATCCTTTTGTTTATACTACTTATGCGTCTGCACCGATGGTTGTATCATCAGTGTTATCATCACCTGTCATAGATGAAAACGCTACAAGAACTTCAGTCTTGTTACGAGTTCTACCATGTTGATCAGTATATGTGTTATTTGTTGCCCAACCAGCGTGTGCAACACCCTTGTCTTTGTTTGCTGCAATTTGTGCTTCTGCTTCAGAGATACCAGCAACGGCAGTCTTTTCAGCAGTAGTTAGATTCTTTGGTTTATCAGCGGCTTGGTCTACATTTCCCCATAATGCCATAGTTATTCTCCTTGTTTAAGTTTTATACTCTAGTTTTCCAAGTATGTTCTTGTGGTTTCTTTGAAACAGTTTTGGGTGTTTTTTTAACAACCTTTCCTGTTTTGCTTTCTACAACTGGTTTTTCACCCTTTGTATCTTTCGTTTTCTTTTTACCAAACATATTGAACTCCTTTAGTATTTGTTTACTATTCTATTTATCTAAATCCAATTCTCTTAAGCTGAGAAATTGTATCTGTTGGTGAAGTATGATGCACACCAATACCACCAGCACTCTCCCATTCTTTGATATTTTTGATATAATCATCAATCAAGACATTAGGTTTGTTACCAGACATTGCATACTTCTTTTTATCTGCACGTTGTACAAGATGTATTTTACCAGTAGGTTTTGCATTCTTGGATAACCAAGACTTCTTTCCCTTCCGACTATTCCCATCTCTGTTAGAATATGCTGATAATATATTCGCATCATATTTGTTAATCAACTTCCATACTCTTTGAGCGCCAGGCATCCAAGGTAAGGTGTGCCAGAAATCTTTCTTACCTGTAATTGCATCCCATCGTTCATCCTTGGGAGTCTTGTCAAATTTCTTACCAGTGAGTGTTTCATACCCACCAATAAAATCACAAAGAACCATATCCATATCACAGTAAATCTGTGGAAGTTCTTCTTCATTAATACTCGTGACTTCCACGATACTTTTCATATTACTTTGCCTTTGACTCTTTTGGTGAAACCTCAACCTTTGCCATTGGTTTGCCAGTCATAGATTGTTTATCATCTTCTGATTTACAAACACATGGTTCTTTTCCACAATCTTCACACATTGCTTCTTTAGTACCCATCAATTTAGATGGTTTAGCATTCTCTGCTTTCTTAGCAGCTTCTTGCCACATATTAGTAATGTGTCTTGCAGCCTGTTGTGCAAGTGATTCGTTCTGTCTTTTAAGAACTGCTGCAACTTGTTTATGGTCAGATAATCCTTTTTTGATTTTCTCAATTGCCTTAACAGCACCTGAGTAGTTACCACCAGCATATCTTTTATCAGATGCAATACCGATTGCCATCTTGATTTGTTTTGCTGAATAACCTTCGTCAAGTTCAACTTCTTCTTTCTTAGCAGTTGCCATTATCTTGTCATGGTTATCAATTGCATATTTGTCTGCATCTTCTTTATTGTCAAACTCTTTTGCAATACTACCGTCTGCATTGTATACACAATACTTGTCACCTTTTTTCTTAACGTGATCAGTTGGATCCATTTCTTCTTTCTTTGCTTTTCTCATTGCAGCAAAGTCTTTACCATCAATATCACCATCTTTATCTTTGTCAAGTTTCTTTTGTCCACCAACCAACTTTTCAGTCTTTAGTGTTTCCTCAACGTCATATTGTTTACCACCAATAGTAAAGGTTTTTTCACCCTTTTCTTTTGCCATTTTTGCAGCGTGAATATAGTTGTTTTCACTCTTCTCTTTTTCTTTTTCTTTTTTAGAGATTGCGATTGCAGCTTGCTGAGCAGGAGACATTGCCTCTAACACAGCACTCTCTAAACTACCTTTTTTAGTTTTAAGATACTTGGACATTTATTTCTCCTGTGCGTTTAGTTTGTTTATAGTTTCAGTTGCTTTTGCAATCTGTAATTGTAGTTGAGCGATACGAGTTTTCTTCTTATCATCTCTTCCCTGTTCGACAGATTTAACTCCATCAGACTTTTGTGGTTCTTCCTCTTCTTTAATGTCATCAATAGATGCACCCATATCACCGATAGCAAATGTTACTTTACCATCTCTTTTGTATAGGAACTTCTTAACTGATTTTTCATTACCTTTAGTAACAAGTGTGACTTTTTCTACTCTACCCTTGTTTACTGTATTCTTTGACTTAACGATATAATCAACAAAGTCTTTACCTTTACTGATTGTAGAACTAGTCTTTAGCTTGATTGTTTGTCCCTTTTTCAATTTGTCGAATATTTTATTCAACTTAGGGTCATCCATCTTCATCTCATCGATTTCAATTTCTTCTACTTCAAAACCTTCTAGGAAAACTTCTTCACCCATTTTAAGTTGTTTTGAGACCATATTCGCAGTCTTAAGCATATCACGATATGACTTAGAAATCATCTGAACAAACTGTTCTTTATCTCTAGGTTTCTGAATCATGTCATGTGCTTTTAACAACAGTTCAACAAACTTAGAATCAACCTTCTGTTTCTTTCCATCTTGGAATTCAATAGAGAAGTTACCTCTAGTGTCTTTTGATTTACGCAATTGCATAATCATATTTTTCTTTGCAAGGTCTTGGTCTTTATCAGTTGCTCTCATGTCATCTCTGTCAGCAGGGTCGATTCCTCTTCTCCCACCAGCACCGTGACGCATTGCATCTCTACGAGCAGATGCTTCTTCGATTTGTTCTGGTGTTACCTCACGCACTTCTGCAAGGGACTCACTCATTGTTTTACTATATCTTGTCATTTATTTTTCCCTAATTTTAAGTAGTAGTTTACCACTTCCTTTTATTAATCGATGGTAAACCATCTTATTGATATGATATACTCTACCATGCTTCAGTTCTTCAGGCAGTTCATCGTCCATCTGCAACTTCCAGTTATATCCAGAAAGTACAGTGACCTCTCTGTCACTCTTATCACGATGCCAAATCAACTCACTATCATTAACATCTTCCTCAAATTCTCTCAAAATGAGGTTAGTCTCCATTCCCAAATCATTGTATGGTTTTACCAAAAGAAGTTACCCCCACCAGATAAACCAAGTTGTTTTGCATATCTTGGAATATTACATGCCCAATATCCTGCTTTGGTTTTATCTTTTTTGTTTGCACAATCATGTCTTGCAGCAAACGATTTTCTTGCTTCTTTGTCGTTCAACTTAATTTTTAAACCAGATGTATCGCCCCATGATACTTTAATCACGTTGCCTTTATCGTTCTTCACATACACATAATACTTCTTAGAACCACCAACTTTTGGTTTATTTAGTTCAACGTCTTTTCCTTGATACTCTGATTCCATCATTGGACAATCTAGAGGAACATTTTCTCCCTCATAGACTGCGTACTTACCAATGTCACCTTCCAGTAGTTCTTTATCAAAACCAACTGGATTTAATTCACCTCTCTCGTAAAGGCTTCTTTTTTCGTTAAAGAACTCATAGTACTTCTCTGAACCCACACGATATTGGTTGGATTCAATTAGACTAGATTCTGCACACTCATTGCAACAATCTGGTGTACCACACTTAGTATGTTCTTTGAACGATACAATCTTTTGGCCTGGGGTCATCTTTTGCCTTTCTTGTCTACTAGCATCAGTTCCGATTTCACGAGAGTCATTCTCTTCCTTCTTCCCTTTTGCTTGTTTCCATAAATCTGCGTCAGCAGTTGTTCTAGTCTTACCCCCTGTAAGAAAAGAATTCACTCTTGCAAATGCCCACTGTTGTGGGGTTGTGCCTGGGCGATGTCCTGTTTTCCATGCAGCCATTCCTCTGTCATATACCTTCTTTAGAATTCCATAAGGTACACCAGACTTTTCTGCTTTCGTAACAAGTCCTTCAATCTTCTCATCTAACTGGAACTCTTCTTTAGCAACACAGTTTGGCACCATCTTGCCATTCTTCCTTTTCATACCAACTTGTTTGTGAGTATCCCAACAAGGGTCTTCTTCACCAAACATGTCTTTGAATTTCTTTGTACTCTTCGATGGTTTAGTCTTTGCATCTGCATCGCCTGGAGCAGGGCCATCCTTTTTCTTTGCAAAGTGTGCCGCACGTTTTTGTTTCGTGGACTTTGACATTGCATCACCTTCAGCATCTTTTGCATAATACTTAGCAGGTTCTGTACCTTTTCTGTCTTTGATATCTTTGTCTTGTTTTACTTCATACAACCATTTCTTATGGATAGTACCATCTGATTCCTTGAATGTAATGTAGTTAGTTCCTCTACGAATAACTTCGCCAGAGACACCAGTATAATTATCTTCTACAATATCTCCTACACAGAAAATCTTGTTCTCCATATACAAGTCACGAATTACATCTTCGTCTGTCATTACATTTGTTCTAGGAACAAAAGACTCACGAACACCCATGTACTTACGAACATCTTTGAATAGAGACATTGCTTGTTTGAAGTTGGATGGAAGTCCCTTCTTAAACGAATCGAAATCATTTGCACTTGCAGCTGCTCTCATCTTAGATGCAGACAT